GACAATTTACATATACTGTTTACGAATCTGCGAATCCTATTGTCATTGTAGACCAAGCTATTGATTATTATAGCACTCTAAGTGTAGTAGAAGAAGGAAGAATGGTAGTAGCAGGAGTAGTAACAAATACAATTTACGATTAATGAAAATTTTAGGTTTTGAATTCGGAGCAAATAAATCCGTAGAAGTACAAGAATTAGGAGGGTATCAAGCATTCTCTACACCATTCTTGAAAGTAGGAAGAGGAGATTTGTCTCTACCTTATGTAAATGCTCGTTTAAACGTTGGTAATTTCGTTAGATTTGGTTCGGACAATCTTTTCCCTCAGCTTTTAAATCAGATGTATTATACATCACCTTTGCACGGTGCAGTAGTTGACTTTAAAACGAATGCTGCAGTAGGTGGTGGTTATGAATTGCAATATCCTCAAATATCTTCACCGATGGAGAAAGTAGACATCTATGCTTTTGAAAAGCGAATGAATCTAAAGAAGGTTTTACCTGCAGTTACTAAAGAAAAAATCATTCACGGTAGAGTATACTTTCATTTGCGATTCAATCAAACTGGAACACTTATATTTTGTAAGCATATAGCTGCAGATAAAGTAAGAAAGAACGCAACAAACGATTTATACTACATTTGCGATGATTGGAGTACACAGATAAATATTCAGACCATTTGTCCATATAAATTCAACACCAAAGAACGTGAATTTCTTTATTGTTATGAAGATTATTCAGTTGGTCAAGACGTTTACACACTTCCACAGTATTCATCTTGTATGAATTGGGCGTTTTTAGATGGCGAGATGTCATATCTTCAAAAGTCAAACATACAAAATTCTATTTTTCCATCGTTTGCTATGATGTTTCCAAAGAAGCCACAGAACGAAGAAGAAAAGCAGAACATAAAAACTACAATAGACAGGGCAAAAGGTGCTACAAACGCAGGAAAAGCTATTGCATTTTTCGCTAATAACAAGGAATCACTTCCAACGATTGAAGCAATACCTACAAATTCAAATGACAACTTATTTCAAGTAACTACAGAAAGCATAGATTCAAAGATTTGCCAAGCACATATCATAGATCCTATCTTGATGGGTATTCGTGTAAGTGGTAAGCTAGGAAGTGGTAGCGACATTAAACAATCGTATGTAATATTTGAAAAAAATAGTATTATTCCATTGCGTAATTCAGTAGAAGAAATCTTTAACGAGATTCTAGACATTTGTAAGATTAATGCAAAATTAGTAATCAATAACTTTCAGATTGTTAATGAAACGATTGTAGAACTAGACTCTACTTCATCTGCTACTTCAGATGCATTAAATGCAATGTCTCCTTTAGTAGCTAACAAGGTACTAGATTCAATGACACAAAATGAAATTCGTAAGTTAGCTAGTTTGCCTCCAGTAGATGGTGGTGATGTAGCTTCTTCTTCAACTTCTTCAACTCCTGCACTATGATTTACTTTGTAACAGAAAACTATTTAAAAACGCAAACACCAATTACTGCGAATATTGATGTTAACAACATCGTACCGTTTATTAAAACTCAAAGTGATATGAGAATAATGCCAATTCTAGGTACTTACTTTTATAACTACATATTGACTGCATACAACGATCAAACGTTAACAGTTGACGAAGAAGAGTTAGTCACATATATTCAACCTGCGATAGCTTGGCGAAGTGCAGAAGATGCTGCTTTCGGTTTATCTTATCAATTAAAGAATAAAGGAATACAAACGCAGAACGGTGACTATTCTAATAACGTGAATCAAAGTGAAGTTAACTTTGTTCAAGACCATTACGCACAAAAAGCAAGTTTCTACGAATCAAGATTATGGAAGTATCTTGATACTAATAGAGATTTGTTTGCGAACTTTATTTCACAGTTAAACAAAGATTCAGACATCAGACCTGCAGTACAACAAACACAAGGATTTAACGATTCTATACTTTTTTTATAATAAACCACAATGCTTGAAATTTTAGAAACCATCAAAAAGCACGGTGCTTTAGGAATGACCGTAATTGCTTTAATATGGATGAACAGTAGATTGTCATCTGTAGAAGAAAGATTATTCCAGTGCTTGAATGATCGTCAAGAAGTTAAACAAGCATCTACCCATAGTGAGCTATTTATAAAGAATAAACTAATTGCAATGCTACCGAATGAACAACGTAAAAAGAATATTAAAAGAGTTATTTCGTGACACTTTAAAGAAAGACGGCAAATGGTCAAGAACTTCGCTTACAATGTTTACTTCTTTTTCTATATGTGTGCTTGTTGGCTTAATAGATTTCTTTCATTGTGGTTTTAATACTGAAGTATTCTTCGGTTTCTTATCTGTTGCAGTAGGTAGTAAGATTTCGGATGCATTTAGCAAGAAGATTCATAGCTAATATATTATACATTTGTAACAAATTAAGTACATTTTAGCTATTATATTATACGTTATCACATATAAAAAAACGGATTATCTATACATTATATTTAAACACATATAAAAATGAAAATAAACTACACACATTTAGCAACATTGATTTTTATGTTTCTGCTATCTATTTATCTATTCTTTTTGATTTCTTGTTCAGCTAAGTTTCATCAAAGAAAATTTATTCAGAAAGGTGGTAAGATAATATGCGACACTACAATGGTTACTGTAACCGACACAATTCGAGTAAACGGTAAAGATTCAATTATTTACCGTCAAGTTTCTGTTAAATGTCCTGAACTACAAGCACCATTAACTAGATATGAGATTAGATACCAATATAAGACGATTAGAGATAGCTTTGAGACGATTCGATACATCACGAAGTTTAAATATAAAGAAGCTATTAAAACGATTAAAAACGATAAAAGAAAAGGTTTTGCTTTTAACTTTAGATTTCTAGGTATAATCGCATTTCTTATCTTATTAATTATACTTTTGTTTAAATTTAAATAGAACTATATGGATATTGAAAAGTATAAAGGAGTGACCATCAACGGCTCACATTTTCCTGATAAACCGATTTCAAATAATGCTAAGATTTCATTTAACGATGAGATACTAAAAGAGTACATTCCAACGATTGAAAAGATGAATATCTCTAAAGGTTTGAAATTGCTTTTAATAGTAATGACTGATCACGAAGGATTCAAAGTAGGTACACGAAGTTATAGAACAAACAATCCCGGTAATATCGGAAATACTGATAGTGGTGCAAATGTGAAACTAGCAAGTTTAGAGATTGGAATAGGTAGACAAATAGATTACTTTACTAAAATTATTGAAGGTAGGTCTAATACATATCCAATGAATAAACAAGTCAACATCAAACCGTATTATTCAAGTGAGATAGCAAAGAATATTAAGACTTATCAGATGTCACCTTATGTACCGGGTTATCGTTTTATCTTTACAGGGCAATTAGACCAATTTATTAAAATCTATTCAACTGGAGCAAGAGCAGGAAACAGTTATTTAAGTGAGATAATTTCATTCTTTAAAAATCACGGTATTGAACTAGATTCAAAAAGCACATTGCAAGAAATCAATAATATTAAATAATGCTAAAGCCTTCATAACGAAGGTTTTTTTATCGCAAAATGTCACGTTTATTACTTAAAAAACTAGACAAATCATTTACCTAAAACATAAACAAATGTCGAATAATAGAATAAGATTGAAGCCAGATGAACTAGAGATAATTAAACAATATAGAGGAATAAAAAACGCAACAGATTCAGCAGATGTAAACGATGAAGACGTTAAGCACGGTTGGTTAAAGACTGACAAAGCTAGTTTATTCTTTAAAAATCCAAACTTTAAAACAGAACAAGAACAAGGATTTGCTATAATAAAAGAAGAAACAATACAAGCAACAAAGAAGCATTCACCAAAGTATAAGCAGATAGAACGTGTTGAAGATAAAGAAGCTAACTTATTAGTGATTGATATTGCAGATTTACACATCGGTAAACTATCATCAGCATTTGAAACTGGAGAAACTTATAACTGTCAAATCGCAGTACAAAGAGCAAAGGAAGGTTTAATAGGAATCATTCAAAAGAGTAAAGGTTATTCAATAGATAAAATACTATTTGTTGCAGGAAACGATATTCTTCACACAGATAATACAAAGAGTTCGACTACTGCAGGAACGCCACAAGATACGGATGGAATGTGGTATGATAATTTTCTAACTGCAAAACAACTATACATAGATCTATTAGAGATGTTAATACCTATTGCAGAAGTTGAAGTAGTTTATAATCCATCAAATCACGATTACACACACGGTTTCTTTTTGTTGCAATTAATTGAAGCACATTTTCACAAGAGCAATAACATTGTTTTTAACGTTGACTTGAAACATCGCAAAGCATTCCAGTACTATGACAACTTCATAGGCACTACGCATGGAGATGGTGCAAAACTAGAAGCATTACCATTATTATATGCAACAGAACATTCAATACTTTGGGCGAATACTAAACACAGATACGTTTATACGCATCATGTTCACCATAAATCAGGAAAAGACTTTCCGGGTATCACAATAGAAAGCCTACGTTCACCTTCAGGTACTGATTCTTGGCATCACAGAAACGGTTTTTGTGGAGGAGTAAAAGCAGTAGAAGGTTATATTCATTCAAAATATAATGGGCAAGTCGCTAGGTTAACACATTTATTTTAATATATTTGCAGAGTTAAAATTTTTGTTTTGTTTAGGTTTGGATTGATTGGAGGTGTAATAGCCTCCTTTTTTTGTCTGAATTAAACGTTAATAATAACATTTTGTAAGGTTATAAGCTGATATTATGTAAAGTTTTGTAAGGTTATAACCTTAAATTAAGTATTTTTCACCTTAATTAAGTGTTTTTCTCCATCTTGAAAGCCTTATAAACATTGACATCTTAAAAATAAATGAAAATATTTGTGATAAAATTGTTGAAAAGTATTGTTTATATAAACATTGTACATATATTTGCATATATCAATTAACTAAAAACAAAACAAAATGAAAATTAACGTAACAAAAACAGTAACAACAGAAAGCATTGTAGAATTAAATTTCCCTTGCTATGTTAAATCTAAATCAGGTTATCACCTGTACAAGTTCAAATCTGAAAATGAGATTATTCAAATCTTTGAAGGTGCATCAGGTTTATCTAATTACTATCATTCATCTATTTTAAATGTTGCAATGGCTACTGCTCTTCAAGAAGGTTGGGAGTTTACTACAGAAGAAGAATTCAATACAATGTTATCAATCATTTTAAAATCATTTGCGTTATGAATATAGGAGATAGAATCGTTGAAAGATACGAAGGTAGAACTGCGACTGCAAGTCACGGAATAGTTAGAATTGTTCACGTTATTAAATCTATTAATGAAATAGATCAAACGTGTGAATGTGAAAAATTAGAAGATAACACACAATTAATGTTTAGTTCAGGAAGAATTGCAACATTAAATTTTAATTACATTTTAAAATACTTATCAAAATGAAAAAGCAACAAGTAATAGATTTGATTGTAGAAATGTCTGCAACTAATCCAGAGATGTCGAATAGCATTCTAGGTAGTGCAATTGTAAATGCTGCGAATGAATGCAACGATCAAAATTTAAATATTCAGCAATTAAAAGCAAACTTTGAAGCTGGTCTTTATTTAATAGAACAAATAAAAATATGTGAAAATGATGTTCAAGATTTAGATATGATTAGACAACGAACAAAATTTTACTTAAGCCTTCACAAAATACTAAACGAATTATGAACGAGAGAATCAAAGAACTAGAGCATCAATTATACTTATCAGATTTCAGAATTAAAAAGCATAATCAAAACAATGAATTTGATGCAGCTGAAAGAGAAGAATACGAAAGAATGTTAATACAAACAGAACTAAAAAAACTAAAGAAATGAAAGCAATACTAAAAATAAAAAGTACTATTAAACCTGAATTACAAAACACATATACTCCTGCATTGAGTGTGTGTGATGCTAAAAGAAAGCAATTCTTTACAAGCTACAATATTGATTTAATGAATCAAATTAGACAAGCAAGATTATGAAAACAGAAACAAAACTACTTGGTGCAATCGGAATAATGCCAGTACTAGCAGACTTCCTAGAAGACCAAGAATTCAACCAACAGATGAAGATGGTAGCAAATGATTTAATAGCATCAATAAGACGGTTTGACAACTATTTTATGCGAGATGCTGACATCGAATTAATAGACCAACAAGTAAACATTCAACGAGCCTTTAGACAATGGCTAAAACAACTAGAAGATGAGAGAGATTGACATTAATAGTTTAACACAGATTATAGAGTTTCATAATTTACGTTCAAAAAGTAGAAAGCGAAATCTAGTCTACAAGCGTTCTTTTTTATGCAGAACTTTGAGAGATATGAATTTTACACTTTCTTTCATTGGTGATTTAATCAATAAAGACCATGCAACAGTTATTCATGCATTAAAAGTTTATGACGACAACGTAAACTACATTGATTTTGTAGAATATATTGGAGAATTACCTACTGATATTGAAAAATGCTTTATAGATACTGCAGAATTTGCACCAATAAGCAACAATAAGATTTCAATTACAGAACATCAACTACTAAAAACAACTAAATACGGTGACTTTATAAAATTAAAACAAGAATTAATTAAATTAATTTCAGATAAAAGCATTTAATAAGTTAATAAGTATTACATTTGTAAACAATCTAAAAATAAAACAAAATGAAAAACGAAACATTTGAAGACGCAATTCCAAGACCAAACGGAATTTATTTTAAGCTACACTTGGCTAAACAAGAAATCGGTAAGATTAATAAATCTGCTGACAATCCATTTTTTAAATCTAAATATGCTGATTTAAACACTATTCTAGATGTAGTTGAACCGATACTACATAAATACAATTTACTTCTATTACAACCTATTATGAATGGATGTGTGCATAGTGTAATAGTTGACATTGAAACTGGAGAAGATATTAATGCTGAAATTAAATTACCTGAGTTAAACGACCCACAGAAGTTAGGAGGTTGTATTTCGTATTTTAGACGTTACACACTTCAATCTTTATTATCTTTATCTATGCAAGATGATGATGCCAACGATGTTACTAAACACGTTAACAAGAAACCTACAATGCCACAAGAAAGATTTGAAAAAGCATTAACTGCAATATCTGAAGGCAAAGCTAAAGTTTCAGACTTGAATCAATTTGAATTAACTGAGTTACAAAAAGCAGCAATAAAATTATTATGAGCGAATTATTATTTAGATGTTCATCACTAGGAAAGCTGATGACAGACGCAAGAACAAAATCAGAAGTACTATCTGAAACTGCAAAGACATACATTCAAGATGTATTCAAAGAGAAAGAATTAGGTATATATAAAGACTTCTCAAGCCGTTATACTGACAAAGGTATACAAATGGAAGATGAAGCTATCCAGTTCGCATCAGAAGTTCTTAAATGGGATTTCGTAGTAAAGAACGAAACGAGATTTAATAACGAATGGTTAACTGGAGAGCCTGACATTTGTACAGATAATCTTTTAGCTGATATTAAATGCAGTTGGAACGGTAGCACGTTTCCAATGTTTGATTCAGCTTTAAAAAATAAAGATTACTTTTGGCAATTACAAGGTTATATGATGCTAACGAATCACGATACTAGTGAGTTAGTGTATTGTCTAATGAATACGCCATTTGAAATAGTTGAAGATGAAGTAAGAAGAGAACATTGGAAGTTACATTTAATTGATGAAGATTTAGATGTAAGAGATGCAGTACAACTTTCACATAACTTTGACCAAATACCGAATGAATTAAGAATTAAAAGATTTATTGTGCAAAAAGACGAAGAAGCACAAGCAAAGATAATTGAACGTGTAAAAGTTGCACGTCAATATTATAACCAATTAAAAACAATTTTAAGATGAGTAGACCAAAAGAAATAAATCGTGAAGAAATTAAAGATTGTAAATTTGTTATTAGATGCACTAAAAAACAATTAGAATTAATAAACAAAAAAGCTAAAAAATTAAATTTATCTGCTTCTGCTTATGTTAGAATGAGTTCACTTGGTGATTTTACAATTAGTATGACTAATTTATTAAACAATCAATTATGAATGCATTAGATAAATTAATAATAAATAGAACAAAAGTTTTTGTAATTCCTGACGATGATAATGAAAATGGATTTACTGGAATTGTTATAGATTATAACATTGAAGATTTTTATTTTTATGAAAAGAATGAATGTATATATGTAACAGTTAATATAATTCCTGATAAATTTACTGAATTTGATGATGAAGATAAATTTAGTAATATCAGTTTAGATAAAATTTTAATTAGTAACAAATAAATAAATAAATATATGTCTAGCTTAATTAATTTCAGTATGAAGAACGCACAAGGTGGTTACGATAAGTATACTATGAGTGTTAATGACAAACAAGATGACTATGGCAATAATGCTAGTATCTTTGTTGCACAGTCAAAAGAAGACCGAGAAGCAAAAGTTAAAAAGAACTTTGTAGGTAACGGTAAAGTAGCTTGGACAGATGGCAACATTGTAAAAGCTGAATTTGTCGAAAGAACGGAAGCAAAGCCAACAGGAATGTCAATGCAGTCTACAAGTAGTAAACTAGCAGAAACAGACGATTTACCTTTTTAATTAAACGGAGGTGTAATAGCCTCCTTTTTTGAATTGTATTTTATAAAAAAAACTGGACTTTTATGGCAGATATAACGATGTGTACGGGTGAAGGTTGCCCACTTAAAGAAAGCTGTTACCGATTCACAGCTGAAAAAAGTGATTTTATGCAAAGCTACTTCTTCACACCACCATTTGATGGTAAGATTTGTGAGATGTACTGGGAATCTATTTATAAACAACTAAAAAATATTACAAATGAAAATAACGATTGAATATGACGATGTAGAAGATGCTAAGTTAGCAATGGAAGCATTTGATTGGAAGGGCACAGTTTTGCAGCTTGATCAATTATTAAGGTCAACTACTAAGCACGGTGTGTACAAAAATAGAGATGCTTCAGAAAGTGAACTAAATATGGCTGACTATTTAAGAGAACAAATTAGAGAATTTTTGAACGATAACAACCTAGTGATATGAGTTACTATAAAGTGTTTTACACAAGAGAAAATCAACCTGCATACTGGATTGGCAAAGCTAATTCAAAAGAACACGCAATAGAAAAAGCTGATATACTTCCTAGTTTGATATACGATGTATGGCTACTAGATGAATGGGAAGATGAATGCGATTCAAGGCGAGGAATAATTAGCAAAAATTTAACAATTAAAAACGCAACTAATACGGAATAATTACGTTATATTTGCATACGAAGCGTAGGAACTTCAAGAAATTTTTACAGAAAAGTCAGTCGACAAATGGTTATCCTACGCACCATTTTAGATTGGCTTTTCGCATTTTATAATATTTAAAGATGGAAAAACCAACTAAAAGAAAAGCATTTAATTTTTTGAGGAGTTATTTTGATGTAATAAATGAATTGCAAAATGATACTGATAAATTAGAATTTGTTATGGCAGTAATTAATAAACAATTTTTAGATGAAGACCCTAAAGAATTAAATTTTGTAGTTAATCTATGTTATCAAAGTCAAAAACACGCAGTAGAATCTAGCGTAAAGGGATGGAAAAGAGTAAGTAATACTGATTTAATCGGTAACCCCACGACTAACCCTACGACCATCCCTATGACTAACCCCACGACTAACCCCCAAGAAGTAGAAGAGAAAGTAAAAGTAGAAGAGAAAGAGAAAGTACAAAACGTAAAAGAAAAACTTTCTAAAAAAGATGTAGATAAATTTCTTTTGTGGTTTAATAATACAAAGTTGAAATATAAAAATTCAGTAGGTAAATTTAAGATTTTAAATGCTACCGACATAAACAACTTACTATTACTTAAAAAATTAAATTATACTGCTGAAGATTTTGATATTGCTTTTAAAGAAATGTGTAATTCTGCTTGGGTAAATGAAAACAATATGTGTACTCCTGCTCACTTCTTAAGAAACGATAACTTTACAAGATATTTAAACGCATCAGAAACAGAATCAGAGGTTAAATTTAAAGCAGCTTGGCAATAATGGAAGGATTTAAAATAACAGAGCCTAGCGATGTTCTTAAACAACTAAAGGAATATAGAGATAACTATCACGATAAAGGAGTTTATTTAGGATTCGACAAGATAGATAAACACTATTCGATGCAGTTGGGTAATTGTACAGATTGGACTGGGTTTCCAATGAGTGGTAAAACTCAAGTGTTAATGGAGTTACTAATGAATACTTCTTTATTCTACGGATGGAAGCATTTAATATACTTTCCTGACGTTGGAAATAATGTTGAAATAATTGCAGACTTTATTCATAAAAAAACAAGTAAGACGTTTGACCCTAAAAAAGTAAACTCAATTACTGATTCTGAAATTGAAGATAATATTAAATGGGTAACGGATCATTTTAAAGTTTTAACTAAAACAGATGTGAAAGCAAAATTAACTCCGATGCAGTTTTGGGATATAGCAGCAACGATTAAACAAACTGAAGAACTTCACACAGCAAGTATTGATAGTTGGAAGGATATGAGTCACGACTATGAAAAATATGGAGGATATGCAACTTATTTAGAAGTAGTTTTGCCTTATAGAAATCATATTGCAGAACAACATAACTTACATTTGCACACAATTATTCATCCTAAACTAACTGAAAAGATAAACGGAGTTAGAAATCCTCCAAGTCCTTACGATTTAAAAGGTGGTAGTGAATGGTTTAATAGTGGTAAGTGTATGATTACAGTACATAGAGCAGACATAGAACATAATCAAGCTGAAATACATTTTAACAAGATTAAACCACGTTCAGTAGGTAGTGTTGGAAAGATTGACATTCATTTTGATTTAAATACTTTGACGTATTACGATATTGATGTTGCTGCTCCGAATACACATAACAAAATTTATGCTGCTAAACGAGGTGAGGTTAAAAAATATAATCCATTACCAGAAGAAGTACAGAATTTTTATAAGCCATTAGAACAAAATAATAACTTTGACGATGGAATGCCATTTTAAAAACACGAACAAATGAAAGATACAGATATAGCAACTGCAAGACTAAACATAAAGATAAGTATTAATAGATTGCTTTTTAGGTCAAAATTAGAACGTGTAAGCGAAGATAAAGTAAAAATGATACAACGTGAAGCAAATGATTTGAACTATAGCTTAGAAGTCTTTAAAATGCTTGAAGAAGATAATGCTACATTAACACGAACAAATACAAGTTTACGATTAGAAATATTATATTTGAAGCAGGAACTAATTAAACAACAAGAAGATGAAAGAATACAAGTTTAAATACAACTGGACTTTAAAAGATGTAGTTTTTACAAAGGATAAAGGTAAAGTATTTAGTTGCTTTGCGTGTGGTGGTGGTTCTACTATGGGTTACAAATTAGCAGGGTTTGATGTAATTGGGCACAACGATATTGATAAAAAAATGATTGAAGTTTATAAAGCAAATCATAATCCTAAATTTTCATTTTTAGAATCAATTACAACTTTTGCAAAAAGAAAAGATTTACCGAAAGAATTGTATCAATTAGATATTTTAGATGGCTCACCGCCTTGCAGTAGTTTTTCAATGGCAGGAAATAGAGAAAAAGACTGGGGAAAAGAAAAGAAATTTAGAGAAGGTCAAGCTGAACAAGTTTTAGATACATTGTTTTTTGATTTTATAGATTTAGCTAAAGAGTTACAACCTAAAGTAGTAGTTGCTGAAAATGTAAAAGGATTGCTTTTAGGTAACGCAAAGGAATATGTTAAAGAAATATACAAACAATTTGATTCAGTTGGATATTATTGTCAACATTTTTTATTAGATGCATCAACTATGGGTATACCACAAAAAAGAGAACGAGTATTTTTTATTTGTTTGCGTAAAGATTTGGCGAAAGATTTTTTATACTGGCAGGATATGTTTACTGAAACTCCTAAAATTAAAATTGAATTTAACGAGCCAAAAATACCATTTAAAAAAATATATGAATTAAATAATAAAGAAAGATTATTAACTGGTAAGGCTTTAGAATTATGGAATGATAGAATAGATACAGATATTGATTTAGATAATATATCAACTAGAAACGGTAGGCCAAATTTTATGTTTAATTACAAATTTTTAAAATTATCAAAGGTTGCTAATACAATTATAGCAAATGACACTTGTTGTTTATACGAAGAGCCAAGATATAGAAGTAAAAAAGAACTATGCGATTGTGGAACATATCCTCAAGATTATAATTTTTTAAAATTAAGACCTGAATATTTAATCGGTATGTCAGTACCACCAGTTATGACTGCACAAGTGGCATCTAATATTTATGAACAATGGTTAAGTAAATTATGAAACAATGTAAAACCTGCTCTGAATCATTCGAGCCTAAACAAAAGTTTAATTCAACTATTAAAACTAATCGATGCGATATATGTTTAAAAACTGCTCAAGCATTGAAGAATCTCGCTATTATGAAAAAGGAGAAGAAGATTAAGCAGAAAGAAGATTTATTAACGTTGCAAGACTACTTGAAGATGACGCAGCAAGTATTTAATTCTTGGATTAGACAACGTGACAAAGGTTTAAATTGTATATCGTGTGACAAGCCTTGCAAGAAAGAGAATGCTGGTCACTACTTTTCATCAGGAGGTCACGCAAATGTTAGATTTGATGAGGACAATGTACATCTTCAATGTGAATATTGCAATACTTTTCTACACGGTAACTTAATTTTATACGGAGTGAATCTTGAGAAGAAGATAGGAAAAGACGAATTTACAATTTTGCGTGAAAAAGCATACGAAGTAAAAAAATTCACGAAGATTGAACTAAAAGAATTACTTTTAACATACAAACAAAAACTAAAACAATGAGTAGAGAAATAATAATAGGTTTAATAGCCATTGGATTGATATTGATAAGTGTAGTAATTGATAAATACACTAGGTTATAACATATCGTTGACGTTAACAAAAAGATAAAATTATGAAAGTAGGAGATAAAGTAAGATACAAAGGTGGTAAAAATGATTTTTGGATTAGCCGTGATGCTTTTGAAGTAGATGAGATATATAAAATATCTTATGTGGATAAATATCAAGTAATGGTAAATGGAGAAGATGGAAAATATACTTATACTTTAAAAGAATTATCTAAGTTCTTTGAAGTAATTGATGTTGAAAAAGACCAGCACTATGATAACACGAATGGAAGTCTTTACCTATTCGCTGAACAACACGAACTAAATGCGTATGAATTTGATATTATTAAACGTATTGTAAGATGTCGCAAGAAAGGACAGTTCAAAGAAGATTTGGAGAAGACAATAAGAGTTATTGAATTATATTTAAAAGAAACGGAATTATGAAAACAGCAGTAGAATGGTTAATTGAAGAATATTTTGGAGGTATAGAAAATTGCACTCCCAATTTTAGAAAACACATTAACCAAGCCAAAGAAATGGAGAAGCAGCAAATAATAGATGCGCATATTCATGGTGGGGAACCTGATTGGGATGGAGTTCAATTACAAGCAGAACAATACTACAACGAAACCTATAAAAACACGAACAAATGAGAAATCTAATATACATATTTATAATTAATTTGTTATATAAAGGTATTGATTAGAATTTAATCTTATATTTGACGAAAAAAACGTCTATGGAGTATTTAATAATTATTGCTTTTGCTTGGTGGTTTGTAGAATTTGAGCCTATTCAATTTGTAATAGATTGGGCTTTCAACTATTTGCCGATTAGCTTTTTAACCGACTGGATATATTCGGGGTTAGGTTGTTTTAAATGTATGGGATTTTGGAGTGGCTTGATCTACTCAGGTAGTTTCAGCTTTGCTTGTATCACGTCTTTATTAACTTACATCACATCGTTATGTTTGAGCAAGATGAACTAGATTACATCGAATCAATCAAGATAGCAGATTCAACTATTCAAACGGCTAAATTGACCTGTAAGAAATTAGATGCAATTTACGCAAGAGTAAACGGAATAAAAAGCAAAGATTGTTTCTGTTCAATGGTAAGACGAAAGATATTTATTAAGGACTTTTTTATTTGGTATGAAGGACTCACTGGATAGATACCTACAACATCACTACATTGATGTGAAGAAGTACACAATGTATCTTTTGAATCGTATAAAAATACGGATTGAAGTAGATACTGTCATCTCTAATGCTTATCTGAACTGTTTAAAAAACGAATCAAAGTTTAAATACGGAAACGTTAAAGATTTTCTATTTCATTTTATCAAATGTGAGTTACTATTTAGAGATACAAATAGCAAGATAGAGTTAGTCAATAGTGTAGAAAATAATATGCCTATTGAAGAGGCTGAAGATGAATTGAAAGATAAGATTCTATTTGAACTGAACTATCAGGAGCAGAAATCAGTTATTGAAATCTATCGTAATACAGTAGATGACAGAATCAAGTTAATATTCTTTGAGACATATCACGACAAAGGATATAATACTACTAGAAGTATTGCAGACCATTTTAGTATATCGGTATTTACTGCACACGCAATGATAACAGAAATGAAATCAGATTTAAGACGATTAAAACACGAACTAAAAAAAGACCATTATGAGTAGATGGATAGCATTAAGCACATTTGTTCTATCTATTGGAATGACTGTGGCAATATGGAATGATTACGAATATCAGAATAAGTTTATAGCTGCTGCGATTCTTAGTCATATAATATTTTTATTAATAAACGAATATGAGAAAAATGCAAATAAAGGAGGAATATAAAGGTAAGACTGTAATAGTGTATAATAGTGTTCTAGGCAATCAGAATGTTATCATTGATAAAATACTACCAAAGCACTACGATTGGTATTCAAGAAACGGATTAGGTCACATCTTTGAAGCTGAAGTTACAATTAAACCAACGTATGTGTGGAGTGATGTGTTGGATGAGGAAGAAGAAGTGATTGAAGTACCAGTAGTGAAAAAAACACGAACTAAGAAGAAGTGAATCTCGATTATATGATAGCATCAGTTAAAGAATATATATTTCAACAGAAAGGAATATACATAGAGATAGATGCAAACTTTATTAAATCAGATGTAAGACAGATTCAACTACTTTATCAAGCATTCAACTACATTCAAAGTGTCAAAGGATAGAAAGTATTACATCGCAGTAATTAATCAAGAGTTACATTCTAAACAATGGAGTAAGATAAAGAAACTATTGAAAGCGACTGATTCTTCTTACTGTGTTTTTTACTCAGATGTGAAACAAATAGAATTCAATCAAGTTACACAAAATGTGTACCACGAAATGTGTTATCAAGAAAACTAGAAAAATACGAATAATGGCTAAACATAAGTATATAGAAACACCTGAGAAACTATGGGAATTATTTCAAGGTTATCAATCAAGTTTAAAACCAAGAGAGATACAGAAAGCAACTGCAGCAGGAGTAAAATCAGAATTTCACACACCACCACTTACAATGGAAGGATTCGAAAACTATTGTGAAGATAACATCTGTTTTGTACATCAGTATTTTGTAAATCAGAATGAGGCTTATAATGAATATATGAACATCTGTTCACGCATAAAGAGAAAGATACGTCAAGACCAAATCGAAGGAGGTATGGTTGGACAATTCAATCCAAGTATTACACAAAGGTTAAATTCGTTAACTGAAAAAACGGATGTAACAAGTCAAGGTGAAAAGATAAACAAAATTGAAATTGAAATAATCCGATCAAGAAGTGAAGGCAATTAAAATTACTGACGAGATTTTAAGCAAAGCCAAAGATTGGTCAACATTTTCTGGTAACAATTTCAGTATACGAAAAGACGGAGGCAATAGATTAGTAGGTGATATAGCTGAAGTAGTATTTCAGTTAATGTATCCAACTGCTAAAAGAATATCAGATACTGATAGAAACGCAGATTTTTTGATTAAAGGTAAACGAGTAGATGTAAAGTGTAAAGATCGAAGTGTAGACTGCAAACTAAATTACGATGTATCTATTGAGGCAAGGCAATTAAATTTTGATGTTGATTGGTATGCATTCTTTTCGTTTAATAACAAAACTTCAGTTATTCAATTTTTAGGATGGATAAGTAAAGAAGATTACTTAAACAAATCTAAGCAACTAAAAAAAGGTGATGTTGACCTAACAAATGGGTGGATAGTAAATGTAGATTGCAACAACTTAAAAGTATGCGAATTAAAAGCACCGTAATTTTTGAGGAGAATTGGAAAGCACTTCTAAACTCAAATTTGCGTTTTATCGTAAATCAAGGTGGCTCACGATCATCTAAGACCTATTCACTTTGTCAAGTTATAATCGTTTACTGCCTACAGAATCCTAACAAGGTAGTGTCAATTGTTAGAAAGACGTTTCCTGCTTTACGTGCTACCGTAATGCGTGACTTCTTTGAGATAATGAAAGACTTAGAAATCTATGAGGTGACAAGTCATAATAAGTCTGAGAATATATATCGGTTTAGTAATGGATCTATAGTTGAGTTCTTCTCAGTAGATGACGAGCAAAAGATTAGAGGTCGTAAACGTGATATCGGTTGGTGCAATGAGGCGAATGAACTTTGGTTTGAAGATTTTCAGCAACTTAATATGAGAACTGAGAACACAATGATATTCGATTATAATCCTTCCGATAGTTCTTCTTGGTTATATGAACTTCCCGAAGACGAAAGCATACTAATCAAATCTACATACAAAGATAATCCATTCTTACCTGATAGCATCAAGCGACAGATAGAAGACCTTAAACGAACAGATGAAGCATTGTATCAAATCTATGCTTTAGGTGAGAAGACTATATCTAAAACAAACATCTATAGTAACTGGCAATTTGTTAAAGAAAGACCTGCTAGGTTTGAATCATTCTGCTATGGTTTAGACTTTGGGTATAACCATCCAACTGCATTAATGAAGGTATGGTGGAATGAGAAAGATATATTTGTTGAGCCTATAATATATGAATCATATCTAACAACTACAATGTTGATAGAACGAATGAATGATTTAGGAGTTGACAAGAATGCTGATATCTTAGGTGACCATTCAAGACCTGAAATAATAGCAGAGATACAGATAGCAGGGTACAATATAAACAACGCAACGAAAGGAGTAAAGAAAGGAATTGATAACGTGAAGACATTCGGTGTAATCTGTCTAGACAATCCAAACTTGAAACGAGAATACGAGAACTACAAATGGAAGAAAGTAGGTGACAGTATTACAGATGAGCCTATCAAACTATTTGACGATGCAATGGATGCTATTCAGTATGCAGGTCGATTCATAAAAGATAATTACTACACAGACGATAGTTACTTCAGCTTCTAAAACACGAACTTAATAAACACCATTATAAGATATGGCAATAACATCAATAGCAGCACCACAAGATTTTACACCTGCGTACAATCCGATTAAGTTCATAGTAGATGGCACGAACAAGAATCTACTAGGCTATAAATATATCTTTGATATCTATCCACAAGGTGGTGCAACAAAGATAGCAGAGTATAGAGTGTTTCCAGAGTTTGGCACTGGATACGGTAGAATAGATATATCTAAACTACTACAAACGAAAGTAAGTTATGATAGTGATTTATATAACACAGTCACATATCCTGCTATCAATTCATTCTACAAATACGATGTGAAGATAGGTGAGGAGTATATCACTTCAATTACATATACTTCTTCTTTGTCTAATAACTCAGGTAACGTAAGAATAACTGCTACACATTCCTATGTTGTAGGTGACCAAGTTAGAATTAATCAAGCAGATAGTGGTGCAGCTAATCCAAACTTAGAAGGTTTATTTACCGTTTTATCAATAGTTGGTACTACTTCTTTTACAGTTAATTCATTGTGGTCTCAAGTGACGAATGCTGCGATTGATGGAACTGTAAGCTACTCAGATAATAGAAAGACTATTACATTAAACATATTGACTGATTTAGATAAAATAGTATTCAATGGTGCAATGTCATTTTTAGAGTTTATTAATTGGTCGGCAGGTAACTATATCTTATCTACAACAACTGATTATCTGTTAACTGATATGCCATTAACGGGATTCTATTCTACGTTGAATCAAGACTTGATAATCAACTTTGGTAATGCCAATGTAATTACAGGATTTGTTTACTTTGAGAATGATGGTGGTAATATATTCAGTAAAGATATAGATACTAATTCTTATATATCAGGTGTTCAAGTAGGTACTAACAACTATGGTACTTTGACTACGGTAAGTGGTAGTGGTGTGCTTGTAGATACTAATACACAGTATTATGATTTTTGGTATGCTAATTCAGCAGGAACAAGAAATTCACAAAAGTACAGAGTAAACATAGACCACAGATGTTTGATAGAAGATTATTCTTTATTGTTCTTGGATAGGATGGGAAGCTATGGAAGTTTTGCTTTTCAGTTGAGAGCATACGAAAAAGGCAATGTACAGAAGCAATCATTCAATAGAGATATTGAAGGAAGTGTTGCAAGTTTAGAATGGGGTTATGCTACTGAAGCATTCGGACAAAATGTCTATTCTTCTAACGTTACTAAAACTTTAGATTTAAATACTAATTGGATGACTGAAGAAATGTCTATCTACTTTGAGCAGTTGATTACTTCACCTTTGGTTTATATTAAACTACCAAACAATATTTATGCATCAGTCGTAATAAATGAGAATTCGTTTGAAGTGAACAATCAACGGAATAAGAAACTATTTAAGAAGTCAATAACGGTAACATACGCAAATCAAAATACTGTCAATGTATAACGTAAGAATTCAATTAGCAACAGGTTATTTAGATGTTAAAGAAGATACTGCTTTTCCTTTAAACTTTGGAGTAGCAGATATTCGTGATGTAAGCAAAAGAGCAGGAGCATTCTCTAAGACCATCACACTTGTAGGAACTAAGAATAACCACGATTTATTAAACCATTACTACGATGTAAATATAGTTGCAGGTACATTCGACATAAATGCTTTGACTAAATGTACGGTTGTTCAAAATGGTATTCCTATTCTTGCAGATGCCTTTGTTCAGTTGTTGTCAGTCAATAAGATTCAGAAGGATTCTAGCTTTGAACAAGATATTGAATATTCGGTATTAATTAAAGACCAAGCATCAACATTCTTTACTGACATAGATACAAAGGAACTAAAAGACATTGACTATTCAGATTTAAACCACGCAATCAATTCAGCTAACATCTATTCTTCATTTACTCACGATGTAACGGATGGATATAAATATGGCTTAACTTGGATGACTGGCAACTTGTATAATCTTTCTGATTTTAGACCTGCTATATATGCTAAGGTTTATTTCGATAGAATCTTTCAGAATGCAGGATATAACTATTCTTGGTCTTCATTAACTGCGTGTGGATTTGACAAACTTATTATTCCTTATAATGGTGATTTAGTAAAGATTGATTATTCTAATTATACAGTTGAAGCAACACACGCAGCTGATATTGTAAGTATAGTTCAAACACCATATACTGCAGGTTTCACAGAGCAGTTAACTTCATTTACTGAAGTAGTAGATACTCAAAGTTTATTTGATCCTGCTACTGGAGTTTACACTTGTGCTTTTCCATTATCAGGAGGAGAATGTGTTAATATAAATATTGACATAGTAGGAGATGTTCAGCTTGTGAATGCTACTGCAGGAGATTTGCGTTTATTAAACACTTTCTTTTCATATACATCACTTCCTAAACAAACATATTATTTAGATATAAAAGTATTCAGAAGTGCATTCGCTGCTTTTCCTATAAGTACCTATTCTATACCTTACGACATTATGACTGATGGTATAAATTCTGCTCCATTTGCAAGTGGTACAACAACTCTATTCAGTTTAAATAATAGTTATACTATTCCAGTTAGCAATGTATTAGCAGGGGGGCAATTAACTTTTGAAATAGGATTAAGAGTAGTCAACTCTAATACTTCTTTACATTGGGTAGATGCTTCAGTAGTAGATGCTATAATGACACCTCAACTCAACTATACATCTTTAAAATTAAGTGCTAATATTTCATCGAATACTTTGTCTGTAGGAACTCTTTTGAATATGAATCAGTTTGTTCCTGATAAGATTAAGCAGAAAGATTTTGTTAAGTCAATATTTCAGATGTTCAATCTGTATGTTGAGATAGACAAGAATAACGCAAATACACTTATACTAAAAACTAGAGATGACTTCTATGATAGTGGTATAGAGAAAGATTGGACTTATAAACTAGCAAAAGACAAAGAGCAGGTTTTAAACTTCTTGCCTGAACTATCTTCTAAGAAACTTATACTTACATATAAACAAGACAAGGATACACCTAACGTCACTTACTACGATACTACAAGAGAAATATACGGACAAGTGGAATACGTCTTTGAAAACGAGTATGTAAAAGGAATAGACACGAAAGAATTAATCTTCTCACCTTCACCGATTGGTCAAACTATCTTTGGTGCTTATGTTCCAATAGTAGCAGGTAGTTCACCTAAAACAAATCTTCGTATATTATACGATGGTGGAATGAAGTCTTGCAGTCAATATACGATTATAGATTCAGGTTCTGCAGGTTTGTATGGTATCTTAGAATATCCTTTACTTCATCACTATGACGATGCATTGAATCCAACGTTAGATATTAATTTCGCTTTGTGTGATTTTATGTATTATGATAACTACACACCGACAGATAACAATCTTTATAATTCATACTGGAGACGTACAATAAGCCAAATCAATACTGGCAAGATGTTGATAGCTTACTTCAATTTAAAAGAAGATGACATTCAGAAGTTAAAGCTAAATGACAAGATTAGAATAGATAATTCTTGGTGGTCCATAAACAAGATTATAGACTACGATGCTAATAATAAACAGTTAACTAAAGTTGAACTATTATCTACAGATAGTGAGATAGATTTCGCTCCATTTAAAACGAAGAAACCAATTAAGCCACACGGTGGATTTGCTGCAGTTTACACAGAAGTAAATAAAATAATCACAGACAATAGCAATCTTGTAGGAATAGGAGCAGATGTAATTATTAAAGGCAAGAATAACATAGTAATGCCTAACGTTAAAGCAGTTATTGAAGGAGATGGATTTGTCGTAAGTGAGAACGGAATATACAAAGGTACGAATGGAGTAAATGTAAATGGCGAGAATTATGCAAATGCTGATTTAACTTTTACAGATGACAGAAATCATTCTACAAATGGATTTGATTTAATAGAATCTACAGATGGTGGTAGTTTACTACAATCGTTTAGAAAAATGACACCTACTAATTCTGAATATGGATTTGAAGGATACA